TTTTAGCAGATTCTAATATTGTTTTACTATGTTCACGTGTAGAAAATCCTGTGTGTAATACTTTAATAGGTTTATTAAATTCTGTTTCTTTTTCTGCTTCTGTATATTCTTTGTCAAAAACATATCTTTTTTTATCTCCTAAATAACCTAAATTACCACCTATTACATCTTTAGCTTGTAAGCCTTCCATCATTTTAACTTGTTCATCATTTAATGCACTTTCAGCTAAACTTAAATGTTCGTTTGTTCTAAATTTATTTTTATCATAAACAACATTTGAATAATGTTTTTCCATCCAGTTATCTACAAAACCTAATCTACCTTCTTCATCATCTTTAAATAATTTATAAGCCTCGTCAATTTTAGTAACAATTCTTTCTTGATCTTGTTCTTTTAATAAATCAAATGTAGTGTCTTTAATATTATATTTACCATCAGATGTTTTGCTGGTATTAATTGTGTCTTGTGTTTCATTTTCTGATGCTTTCATTAAGTTAGATTTTTTACCTAACTCAAGACTATTTTCTGTTATAGCTGTTGAGTCTTCTTGCATATCATTGTCTGATAATGCTTTACTGTTTGTTTCAGTAATTCCGTAAGATTTATAAATTTCGTTTTTAGTAAACCCTCCTTTTTCTAATAAGGGTACTTGCATATCTACATAGGATTTAATTGTGTCGCTATCAAATCCAGCTTGCGATAATTGTAAAGCTGTTAGTTTCATAATTAATCAAAATCTGGTGTTAGAAATAAATCTTTTATATCAAATGTTTCTACGGTTATGCCTGTAGTAACACTAGGTAAATTATCATTTCTTTTAATTGATTTTTTAGCACGTTTTATATAATCAAAAACACCTTCTCCATCTAATCTTGGAGGCATAATCATATTTGCATTTGATCCTGTTTTTTCTGCAAAATATTCTGGCGGCATAATATAAAAAGTTTTATCAGGTTCTTGTACTATTCCATTAATCTTATCTTGTAATTCTGCTAATCTTGCAGAATCCATAGTTCCTTTGTAAGTTTCTATTAAATCATTTAAAATGTAATTTGGACTTTTTCTGTTAACTAACATATTTTGATATGTAAATCCTTTACGTTCACCTTCCGCAATTAGTAAAAACATATTGTTCATTGCGTTGTATGCTTCTTGTGTCATTTTACCACTATCTAACGCAGCAGTAACAGCTTCCATTCTTTCTGCCGCAGGAAGTGCTTGTAAATTTTGAAGTAAAGAACCAATGCCTTCGCTTGCACCTATTTCTTTCAAGATCATAGATGTTGCTTTTGTTGTTAATTGTTTTTTATATGCGTTTCTGTCTTTAGTTAAAGACCTACTTTTTTCATATAATTTCATTGCTGTTTCTGGTTTAAGTAATTTTTTACCCATTAAATCCCAAAGAACTTCTCTTTCTGCTTCTGTGTCCATAGCACCAGAACCAACCATATATGTAGCAATTGTTAATGTTTGTTGTCCTTGAACACTATCATAAGTAGATGTTCCTGATTTTAAATTTTTTAAAGAAGTCATATAGGCTTTTTTGTAATTTAATTTTTGAGCAGGTAATAAATCAGATGCATCTAGATCACTTAAAAAAGTTTTAGATTTTTCTAATGCTTCTGGGTTTCCACTTTCTAATCCAATAAGTGTGCTAACAAAATCAGTTTTAACAACTCTATCTACTTCTACTTTTTGATTTGTATGTACACTATCTTGGCTAGTATATTTTTCTGTAGCTTCTTTTATTAAAGATTTTCTTACATCATCATCAACACTTATTTCTGCACCGTCAATATCACGCATTTTAAACTTTGTGTTTCTTAATCTTGATGTAACAAGATTCCAATCTGTTTCTTGACTTCCGTTAGGTGATTGCATTATTAAACCATTAGTAGCTTGTAACATTGCATATTTATAATTTGTAAAATCTTTAGTGTCTTGTTTAATTTTTGCAAACTTTTCTTGATCAAACATATTAGTTTCTAAATTTTTCTTTAAATGTAATTCTGTGTATAGTTCAAATTGTGATTCCATTTCTGGTAATGAAGTAGAATTTTCTATAGATGTTTTATAAGCAGAATTTGCTTCTTGAAAAGCATGACCTGCATTTTTTAGTTTTTGATTGGTAATTTTTTTGTTAACTGAATTTCTACCTTCAAACATTTTTTGATAAAACAAAGGTTGATATTCTTTCCAAGTTTGTTCATCTAAACCAATTTTAAATTTCTTTTCTGCTGACAAAGCCATTTTTTCATAATCCATTGCCCAATTGTCTGGAGTTAAAAAATCGTTTCTTGTAGATAAAGAATTTTCAAATTGAGAAGTTTCACCAAAAAACATAGATGCTGATAAATCTTTATTAGTATTAATATCTAATCTTCGCATTTTTGCTTCATGTGCGTTTCTCATAGCACCATATTGTATAGATTTTTCTAAACCAATTTTTCCAATTTCAGCAATAGCACCACCAGTTTGAGTGCCAGTAGTTAATGATCTGTTGCTTTTAACAGTTCCAGAACTTTGATCGCTTGTATATCTAGGCAGTTTCATAAGTAATCCTATATCTTGCTGGTTGAAAATTTACTTTTAAAGTAGTTCCTTTTTCGTCTGTTTTATCTGTCCAAGCACTAAACTCTGTATTTAATGGTTCAGTTTTTGAATAGCCTTCAAATATTTTTCCTTTATCATGTTGACGATCCCATATTTTAATTAAGTATATCATTCGTTTGCGGCTTTGTTACCATATTTATAATTACTGTAACTACTTGCTCCAGATAATAATGTTCCTGCCATTTTATATTTTTGTGCTGTAAGTAGTCCAGTAAGTTCTGCATTACTAGCAGCATTTTGTACAAAAAATCTTTTTTCTAAATACCACATATCATTTTCAAATTCTTCAAAATCTGCATTTGCATTAATTAAAGGTGAGCCACTAAATGTAGCACCACTAGCACCAGAATATGCTCTTTGTTTGCTCATTAATTTTGCTTGTTCTTTTAATTGTTTTTGTTTTTCATATTGAAAACTTAATTCGTTTTCATATCTTTCCCAAGCAGCATTATTTGCTATTACTTTTGATTGCTGACGTTGACCCATTAAGGTAACTGCTGTACTTGCTGCCATTGCGGCTACTACTTGCCATGCCATAATTTTTAATCCGTTGTTGCCAAAGTTCCAGTAATTCCTAATACTATCATTGGTAGTGGTTGATCTTGTATAATTTCTATTTGTCCGTCACGATCCCATCCTAAATTAATTACTCTTTTATCACCAGTAAATTCTGTAATATTTTGGCCCATTGGTGTAGAGGATGTTCTAAAAGGCAATTGATCGCCATTAATTTTAATTCCTACTGTTTTTAATAATCTTACCATAACTTCATTATATCTTTTTTTACGACCTTGTGCAGTACCAGCTTGTGAACCTGCTTCTACTCTCATAGTTTTAATTCTTGACGTATATCCTAGACCAATTTCAATACTTTTAAAACTAGCTTTTGCAGGTAAAGTTACTGTAATTCTTCCATTAGTTACTGTTTGATTTGCAAATACTGCATCACCTACTAAAATTTGTACGCTTTCACCTTCTAAATGATTTAAGCTAGTAACAATTGTTGTTCCATCATTTACTAAAGCTGACAATGTACTATCCATATTTAAAGTTGGATCAAGATATTCTATATATTGAACTACGTTTCCATTAATTCTTCTACGAACAATTACCCAAGTTTGATTTTCTGATTCTTCTGGTATTGAAGAAACACTTTTAACTTGTGCTTTTGCTGTTAAAGTATGACTTGTTCCTACTCCATCAGCTAATTGCAAAACAGTTCTATCTACAGCTTGTTTATATGTACTTGCTAATTCAAGTTTATTAGCATCTATTTTATAGACAAAATATGTTGAACCATCTACTAAACCAACTATTTTTGTTCCACCACCAGCACTATAAATAATTTCATCTCCTGTATTTAAACCATGACCAGTAATTGTAATATATCCATTATAATTAGCATCATTCAAATAATCTGTTACTCCAGTTGCACCATTAAAAGTAAGTTTATAAGAACCACCTAAAATATTTCTACTCCATGCTACAACATCTTCTTCTCTTTGATATGTTAAAGATAATAAAGTACCATCATCTCTTACAGCCCAATAAATACTTGAAGGTTCTTGTGCATAATCAACATCAATAATTCCTGTTCCTGTTATATGCTCTGCAAGTAAAGTCATGTCTGGTGCAAGATATGCGTCATCTTCAAACCTATAAGAAAATTCTCTAACTTTTTTTCTTTGTCTTTGTAAAAATAATATAGAGTTACCAATTTGAATTGGTTGTGTAGTGTAACCACCATAAGTAGTTGATTGTGTAATGTTTACGTTATCAGGTTGTATAGGTTCACCAACTGGTTTTCCTACTTTAAACTCACCACCAGCAGTACCAACAATTAAATCTCTAGCAGGTGCTAACCATCTAATTACGTTTACTTTGTTTGCGGCAATAGTATAAATAAATGCGTCTGCTGCACTACCATCTCCTGCGTCAAAATCTTCGTATAAACCAGATTGTGAAGCCCATATTGTTTGCGGATAATATGTACTTCCTGCAAATACTAATCTTTGTTCAAAAAATGATACTGTTCTAGGATAACCTGTTGTGCCAGACCATGATCCTAAACTAAATGCTGCTGTAGCATTAGTATTTGTAAAAGCTGTAGTAACTGTAGCTACTGCAACTGTAGCATTTGTTCTAGCTGTAATTGTTGCTACGCCACTATTAAATTTTAATATTCTACCTACGTCACTTGCTAACCAACCTACATTATCATTTATTCCTGTTACAGCAGATGCAGTTATGTTTCTTGATCCAGTAGATGCACTAGAAGGTGTTAAAGTTGTTGCTGTTGTATTTGCATCTAAATAAGGGCCATTACTAAAAGCAACGTCTGCTATAGTCCAAGTGGTGTGGCCTGTTCTTGATAATTTTTGAGGTGGTAATGTTTCTTGTACAATATACATAACATCAGCAGATTGTGTAAATTGTAAACTATACAACATAGCTTCTGTAAAAGTAGTTGTTATTTCATAAACTTTAGAAGCAGTACCTCCAGATGACCATGCATCATAATTTGTGCTATTTTCACCTGTTAACTGAAATGTATGAGTTGTTTTATTTGCAACTTTAAATCTTCTTCCGTTTAAGCTAGTCATTCCTACTACGCCTGCAATCCAAACATCATCTCCATCACTATAACCATGACTTGTTGCTGTAACTACAGCTGGATTAGCGGCTGTAATACCAGATATTGTTTTTGCTGCTTCTGTTATTTGTCCGTTATCTTTAAAAAATCTAATATAATTATTTCCAAATTCTAAAATGTAAGATTGTTCTACGTTAAATTCAAAAGGAATTAATCTTGTAGTTTTACTACTATCTTTTACTTCCGCAACAAATCTAGTTCCGTATCTTCTACTAGCACCTCCTTGTGGAAATACTGTCATGTTTTCTAAAATTTCTACACCATTACCGTATTTTTTAAAATCTATTTGGCCTGCAAGTTTGGGAGTTAATTCACCAGCGGTAAAATTAGTTTGAAAAGGATGTACTCTAGCCATTATTTTCTAAAGTCCGTAAATACATCAGAAACAAGATCATCTATGAACCCCTCTTGTCCGTCAATACTACGTGCTTCAGAAAGTTTATTTTGATAAAGTTTTTCCATCTCTGTTTGTACTTTAGGAGAATTAGTTACTGGATATGCTAAATCTGATGATAGTTTTGCAGTTAAAGTATCAACAAACATACTATCAAATAAAATTGTATTTGTAATTTGTGAAATATATAAAATATTAGCTGTAGCTTCATCTGTTAATAATACTCTGCCATGAGAAGGTAAATTTTCTATTTTAAAAATATTATCTGGATATTCCATTGATATTACTCTTAAACAATCAGATGGTATTGCAAATTGATATGAAAATCCATAAGCAGGTGCGTCTGTTAATCTTGCTAATGAAGTTCGTGTAATTGAAAAATTCCAAGAATGTGATCTTAAAACTGCATCTCTTGATGATGCATAAAATGCGTTACAAAGTCTTGCTCTTTCAGTATCATCTGTCAAAGTTGTTATAGGATCATCTCCTAATCTTCTTAATGCGTTTGAACAAATTGATACTTCTGTAGCCATAATTCTTTTCTATATTATAAAAGGGGCGATATTATTCGCCCCTAATAATTGTTGTTACTAATCTACTATGTAAGTAATTACACCAGCTAGATCATCACTATCTATTAAAGCAGCAATTGCTTTTGCAGTAATGATAACACCGCTTTGACTTTCAAATGTATAGTTTCCACCAAGCAGTTTACCTGCCGCAGTGTTACCTTCCATATCAAAGTATGCAGCAGCTTCTACATTTAAGCCATCTACTAAACCATCAACATCTACTGCTACTGCAGTTCCGTTAGGGTCTGTGTAGGCTTCCCAGCCAATATCCATTGTTTGACCACCAGTAGCCCAGTTACAGTAAAATCTAGATAAACCACCTATGATTTTAACTTTTCCTGCAGGTAGCTTTCCAAGTCTTACAATTGATCCAGCATCACCAACACCATCTTGGTCATGAGTAAAAGTTAAAGTTCTTAATTTACCTTTATCATTAACGGCATCAGCAGTTACTAAAGGAGTAGCTATTCTATTAGTGTACTCGGTACTATTTTGTGTTGTTACAGCCATTTTTATATACTCCTATTATTCTGTACAAGCAATTTCAACCATTTTCTCGTCTTCTACTCTCGTAGCTCCGATAGTCATAGATAAAAATACTTGTGTTGCATAGTTCTTATCAGCTCTTTCAGAAATCTTTGTAGATATATCTGAACCAACTGCAAGTCCTAATGCGGATTGATTGAATGCTAATACTTGTCTATTGCCATTTGCATCTGTTCCAAGTCTTTCTGTTCTTATAAACTTGAAGCCCATGAATGAATCAATTTGACCTTGTACTAACGCTTTTACTGAATTGTAATCAGCAGAAGTAATTTGTGTAATATTTAACAAATCAGAAATCTGACCTGCTGAACATACAACAAATTTAGCTTCGTCTGGATTTGTTTCAGCTGCATCTAAAATTTCTTTAGCAGAAATTAATTTTGCTACTGATAACCCAGCTGAACCATGAACCACTTTTTGTGCTGCTGGTAGAGGAACTGAAGTTCCACCAGAAACTCCGCCAAGTGCACTAGCAGTAGCTGCCGCAATAATTGCGTCATCCATTGCTCTACCCATTGCGTATGCTCCAGCCTGTGCATATTCAGATTGAGGAGATATAAGCATTCTTACTTTATCTTCTTGATCTATTAAATCTGCCCAGTCGTAGTCGTTCATTGTCACTTTTCTTCTACTGTGCGGAGTATCTACTCTTGGAGTGTCAGAATGTCGTGACGTTCTTAATTGTGCCGCAGTTGACCCAATTCTTTCAAAAAAGTGTGCTTTTCCAGTAACCGTTTCTGTTTTAACCGCACCTCTTAATCTAGAACCTTTTTGTTGTGCCAAATGAAACACATTACTTTTGTATTGTTCTACAAAAGCTGTTGTTATTTGTGTTGACATAATTGTCCTTTATTTTGAAGTTAAGAATAGGGGGAGTAATAAAAATATATTAATCCATATTCCATATTAGCGGTCTTTATCCTGTTACAGGGAAACCTTATTGTTTAACGAAACAATCATACCGAAAGTTTAAAGCCAATTATGGCTACTTCTTCGTTCTCCATAAATGGGCGAATTAGATTTGTTATTATAGCAAATTTTTATTTATTTGCCAAATCTTTTTTCATGTAATTGACGCATATGTTCAACTCTTTGCATATGGTCTTTATGCATATTATCATGGTATGGGTCTTTAGCATTACTAAAAATATTGTCTATTTCAGTTTGTGCATCTAACGGTGAAGTAGCTAAAGTATTATGTTGTGTGTTTTTAGCCATATCTTCTGTTACTTCCGCACCTAATCTAGCAAACATTTTTATTACAGCAGGATTATTACCAGCTTCAGTATTCATTAATTTTTTAATATCATCATCACCATATACATCTAATGCTCTTTGTGCGGCTCTAACATTTTTATCATATTCAAAACCCCATTCTTTTTTTAGATTATTTTCTGTTTCTTCTCTTTGTACAGCAACTTTACTTGGTTCAGTAGAAACTTGATTATCAATAGCTTTCATTTGATAATCCATAATTGCATCTACTTGTTCAGAATTTAAACCAATTTTATGTGCTACATTTTTAAATTGTTTTACATTTTCATCTTGAAAATACTCTTTATGAGTTTCTGGTATATTAATTTCATATTTTTCAGGAGTTTCTGGTCTGCCTAATTTTCCGTATAGTTCAGATTTTTCTTCATCAGTTTTAGGTATAGGTATTCTACTACCTAATACTTTTTGTTGATGTACTACTGTTTTAGCAAGACTTTCTATATCTTTAAAATTTTGTAACGTAGCATCATTTTTAAGTTCATCTGGTAATGATGATTTCCAATCTCCGTCATCATTTGTTGATCCTAAAACTGTACTTTCACTTGGTACAGGAGTAGCTGTTGTTTCAATTGGTGTTTCTACTGCTTCAGTTGTATTCATTTGTTCATTTGACATTTTTATCCTTCATTAAGTTTATTACTCTGATTAAAACCGATCTTTGTCCTTCTCGGTGTGCTGTTTCATAAGGATCATTTTTAAATGAACTCCTATGATAATAAGCAGACGTTAAATCTGCTAATACTCTTTCACCTTCTTTAGATGAAAATGTAATTTGATAATCTTGTTTTAATTGTTTTAATTCGTTGTCTTGATCTGCCATATTATTCTGCCATACCCATATCATCAGACATATTATCCATAGCTGATTGTACATTAGGGTCTGCTAATTTTTTAGTAGCATCAGCTGATGTATTCATAGCTTGTGCTTCTTGTTGTGCTTGTTGAGCCATTGCAGCTTGTTGTTCTGCTTCTGCTTTTGCTGCTCTCATTTCTTCTACTTGATCTGAACTTCTTAAAACAGTTTTAGGAACTCCTAATAATTTTGCTCTCATTCTAATAGCTTCGTCATGGTCAATGTTATCCATAATTGAAGGATCAACTTGTCCAATGTTCATTGCTAATGCATATAATCTTTCAATAGCAACTGCTTCTTCCATTCTTTGAGAACGTGCTAAAGGCCCAACATATTCTATGTCTATTTTACTATCGCCAATTATTTCTGGTGCATCTTTAAAAGCACCTGCTCTAAACATAATTCCAAATACTCTTTCAATTAATGGATTTAAAAACTCTGTTTGAAAACGACCTAATGTTGGCCCAAGTAATCTTTGCATAAGTTCATATCTAACTTGAACTTCTGTTGCTGTCATTTGAGGGCCATCTTGTAATTGTAATTGATCTGAATAATATGCTTGTCTAATAGCAGTTCTTAATTGGCCTTCTTTCATATCTGTAATTTGCCAGTTAGCACCAATCTCTAATGGTTTAACTGCACCATCATGTCTAACAACTGTAATTCCAGCAGGTGTCATTCTTACTCTACCAATTACTCCATCATCTTGAACAAGTAATGGTGGATCAATTGCTTTTGCCCATGCTTTTAATCCTATTTCAACTGCTTTGTTTAAAGTTTTAATATCAGGTAATGCATTATAAGAAGGTGATCTACCAAAAATTTCACCAGTAGCTTTTGACCATCTTGGAACTAAATATGGAAATTCATTATAACCGCCAGATCGTACAATCATTTTATCTTCTTCACAAACGTGACATGAATGAAAAGGTAATTTAGTTGTTGATTTTCCTGTTGCTCTTTCGTAATCTTGTGTTGGTTCTACTGCATGAATAAAACTAAATTTTTTATCAGGTTTTTCTACAGCTGCTTCTAAAACTTTTTCACCTAAATTTTTTTCTCCAAATTCTTGTACAGCTTGTCTAGCTGTTAATTTATATTTTCTATAAAGAGTATCTACTTTGCCATTTATATTTTCTTGAATATAATATTCTGCAATATGTAAAGTATTAAAATGAATACCATCTTTTTCAAATCCGTTATTACCTTCTTCAACAAAAATAGCTGCTGTTCCAATAGAACATAAATCTAAATATAATTCATGTACTTCTGTGTTAAAATTTGTGTCGTTAAAATTATCATACATTCTACGACCAGTATCTTCTAACCAAACTTGAACATCTCTGTCTTTGTTTAAATTTTCATCTCTTAATTTTATATTAAACCATGCTAGTGATGGTGATGTAAGTGTGCCATGTAAACTTGCGGCTAATAAATTGTTTGCTGTAATTGCTGTACTATCAAATAAAATTTCAGTACGTTTTTCACCTTTTGATCTTATAGTAACAACGTCTGCTTTTCGTGGCATAACATAATCGAGAATTTCTTGCCAGTTTGCTTCCCACGTGCCTCTATCATTAGCTAAAGCATCTACACGTTTTTTAATATATTCGTATGTTGCCATGTTATTTTTTTTTCCATCCAGTTTTCATTTGAGCATAAGATTTTTTAGAAACTGTAGATTTTGATTTTGTTTTTGAAGTGCCATCAGTTTTTCTAGCATTAATATTTTTTACTAAAGAATTTTTAGAGTAAGCCATATTATTTATTTTTAGGTTTTGGTTTTTGTTTTGTTTTAGGTTTTTTTGGTGGTCTTCCTTGTTTTGATCCGTAAGTTCCTGTTCCGTATGGCATGATTTTTCCTATTGTTAATTGTTAATATTGTGTTCCGCCTAATAATGTTTGTGATGTTCCTGCTTCTTCTTCTACGCCTTGTCCACTTGTTAGAATTGTTCCAGATTGTCCTTTTCTATTTGTACTTAACATTCTACTTTTTTCAGCTGAAACTTTTGCTTCTGCTGCATCTGTTTTATCATATACTGATTGATCTATTGCTGGTGGTGCTTGTATTGGTGCTTTG